CGTCGAGTACCTTTACTAGCGCAGCCGGTATCTCACCCCGTGGAATCTGCGGTATGGCGCGTATCGTTTCATCTCTAGCCATTGTCCACTCGTAGCTCCAGCACTGATGTAGCGACGGCGACGGAGTCTATCTGCACGGCCCCCGTTACACGAATCTTAATCTCGTCATAAAGTATTTTCGACGGCAACCGGAAAGGAGCCTCGGAGCTGACACTTTTAGAGAACAACAAATCCCCGTTATTTATGTACACCGTGACGGTAACCTGCTTAGTGTCACCACCACCAACGTCAGCCGAGCGACGCAGGAGAGAGCCGTTGAAACCACGTTTAGCCACGGAGTTAGCATTCAAGCTGCCCCTGATGGGGTCAGGAGGTGCTGGGAGATCATCCATCAACAACTGGTTGAGAGCCGTCTGCGCAGCAACAAGTAGCTGGTATTGAATTTCCTCAATACGGTTCCGCCCGAACTCCCCCTCAACCTCGGTCACTGACATGGACAACTCCCGGTTAAAATCGAACACCTTGCTCTGCCATGTCTGGTCGAGCAGGGTCAGGGGGTGCGCATCCCATTGGAACAGACGCCCATCTTTAGTCCCATATAGGAAGTTGCTTTGGGCGTCGACATAGATAGTATCCAAAGGCGTATCTATCTGGGTAACTACTTTCTCAGCGGTGTCGAAAACAAACATGTGATCTACACCTTCGTCGTCAGTGTAGTGCCCCCAGTACTTGTCATCTGTGAAAGCACTGATGAAGCGTTCATTGAAAGTCTGGCTCCATGTCTTCTGCGTATAGTGCGTGCGGGTAAGAAGGTTCGGGCCGTTAATGCCGTAACTGGCGAGTCCCATGTTGCAGGGCCATATTACCCCAATCTCAGAGCTGACGATGCCGCGTTTTGAATTTCCATTCCACGGAAAATCGACCCGGTCAATAGTCATGTAGGACGGAGTAGTCCCATCGATGACATAGGGATAACCTTCGGTAATGACAACAACTGCGGAGCCTGTGATATTGATGCCCACAATGGGATAGTTGGTCGTGAAATGAAACTCTGTAGGGAACGCATACATAGCCAAAGGCTCACTCATGTAAACAGTATTCCCAGAGAACCCTACCAATGACCCGGACGGGTGCACTACCCCGCCCCGGAGAGTAGTTGGTGGTTCCTCCCATGAATCAGTAACCAGCTGCTCCCCGATGGTAATGCCGGGGGTGTCATCAAACGTAGTAGTAGCTATGTCGATCTCACCCACAAAGAAGAAGCCGACTACGGAAGTCGAGGTAGTCACAGATCGGTAAATCCGTTTCACCATCCCAGTCAAGTTGTGGGGAGACAGTCGATCCACTGTGCCTGCTCCAATGTAAGCGGTTGGGTCAACAGTGACTGCGTAGCTGATGTCATCACCAGAGATCGCTGTGATCTTCGCATCTGAGTCGTCGTACCCGGCAGGGTTCATCGCTGCAATATCAACGTGATCACCCACCCGCAACCCAAAGGTGGAGTTGAGTGTGATGGTGGCAATGCCAGAAGCCCATGAACCGGCGCTGACGGTCATACTGTTTGGGGGGGCTACATCCAGCGCGGTCAAATTCCATGTACTATCGACGAGGTCAGCTGCTGGGTCCGAAGCGGCACTGGCTTGTGACTCCTCCCCCCATTGGGTAACCATGGTGTACACATAAACACGGGTTTCAGATTCAGTCGCACTGCCGGGAGTGGTTCCCACCGTAGCGGCGTTCTCAGGTTTGGTTACACCCAGCTTGTACCACGCATCAGGGTACGATGAACCACCAACAGCCAGATCGAGGTCAGTCTGTCGCGGCTCGAAGTCGTCGGACATAAAAGCGATACGAAAGGTGTCGTCACCTATGAGCGGACTACGGGCAACGTCAACGTCCCCAAGCCAGCCCAACCAAAAGTCGTCGGTGTCGTCATACATGCGGAACAAGGTGCTCCCCGGACCATCTTGAATAGTAGTGATCGCCGGGAACTCCAGCATGGAAGTGTAGGGGGTTAACTTCCCATCGATCAACCGGGAATTGATTGAGATCGTAGCCTCGTGGGGGCCGATGATTTTCTCATCAATCCTTGGGCGCTTACCGGAGAATTTATCTAATCTGACGACCGGCATGGGTCACACCGGCTTCGCAGCGGCTGCGGCTGGAACTGGTGCTCCGGGTGTGGTTGTCAGGTTGGGGGAATTCGATGCTTCTTCCCGGCCCTTCAACCCGAAAGCAGCGGTGAATTTCTGGTAGTACATTTGACCAGCAGGGTTCGGTTGCCCCTGCACTTCGTCCCGGCTATTGGCACGGAACAGGAGGTAATCCAGCAAAGCATTGGCGTATACATCCCTGAGTAATATCACATCATTCAACGACGCCATGTCTGGGGGAATAGCCCCGTAGACCAACTCAGCATACCAGTCAGTCGCGATTGTCTGCGGGTAGATGTAGTAGTGGTATGGATCACGAGGGTCATACATGTAGTTCAGGACGCCGTTAATGGCATCCGCTGGGTCGCTGTGCCATCCGGGTACCTGAGCATCCAGTGCGTCACGAGCGGCCACACGGATAGCCCTGCCTGTGGTGGTCCCATCGGCACCCATGTTCCGAGTCAGGCTCATCAACATAAGACCATCTTGGGGAAGGTCTTGGCGCGTCACCGAGGGGGTTAACAATATAGAACTGTTAATCACATAAACATCGTTCTTGATCAGGGCAGAATCTCGGTGGCCATCGTTAAGCCACTCCAACCAATCAGCGTCTGTCCAGCGTACGCGGTCGACATCGTTCATTAACCCAGCAGCGTTGTCAGCAATTGTTTGTCCAGTTATTGTGCCCATAGCTTATGCCCAGAAGTTAGGTCGAGGCATAACTGTAGCACGAGTACGACCATTCTCGATAAGAATCCGGGCCTTCGACCGACCAGTGCGGTATAGCCTCCACTGGCTGTCAGCTTTCTTTTCACTGGTATAGGATTGGTCAGGCATCTGGTAGAGCATGTTCAGTGCCAGAGAACCGATAGTATTCCGCCAGTTCTCATACAGCAGCTCTGGGAGTTCCGTAGTGTCGTCGAGGATAGTGAAGGAGAGACGGGTAGTAAAAATAGCCGGGGCGTTGTTGTCCTCGATGGGGACAATCCGGCAAAACTCGCTGGGCATCCGGGTGTAGTACCGAGGGGTGCCAAGGTTGTCGTCGTCAAAAATTTCCGGGCAGTGGTCAAATTGTTTGGGGGTTGACGGAGTGAGAACCCGCTTACCGGAACCGTTCTGACCTTGGGTCCAAATCGACCGGGGTTCGTAGGGCCGCATACCGCCGGGGGCCGTCACGACATATTGGTTGGCTGATCCATTCTCAGCAAACGGGTACCGGAGGTCACCATTGATTGTAATACCATCATAGTGGTCGGTGTAGAAATCCCCAACTACAGTGTCACCGCCCAGTATGAGCTGCATGGTCTGTCGCTCTTGGACAATCCCGGTCTCCCGGCAGAACTGGTCGGTGGCTTGGCGGAGGGCGTGGAGGGCGACGGGGTCAGACACACCCGCTGCATAGGGAGTGACATAGGGCAAGAAATCTGACAGAGCAGTCATGTCTACCTCGTAAAAAGTGGGCTAAAAACTAGCCCACATACTAACTGATTAACTCTGTGCTGTCGAAGCGCCCATCATAAGCCATGTCAGACCATCGCGAGAAGTGCACATCAACTCAACAACACTGAGGCCAAGTATGCCGAGGTTAACGTCAGCGACTGCGCCATTGATCGTACCGCCCGAGGGCGGAAAGATGTCGGCTTTGTTTGCGGCGTTGTTCGCCACGACGAGGCGGTTGTTGATCCCAATCCCTGCGGGGATTCGAACACTGTCACCAGCGGTGGCAACGACTGCGATGACGTTGATGCCTTCGGTCATTTCCGGGGTGGAGCCATCGTTTGCACCGCCGACAAGCGCCGTGATGCCTTCGGTGATACCACCAAGTAACTCTACAATTCTGGAACTATTCATCTCTTTCTCCGAGTAAAAAAGGGCGCAGTATCTCTACTGCGCCCTTCGATCTTACGCTGCTACTGTAAGGAGTGCCAGTGATTCAGGCTTGGTTACCAGATAGCCATACACGTTCAACCCACGGCAGAACTCGCCGAAGTCGTTCGGGTTAGGCAGTCTCTCAACCTTGGTCATCTGGGATGCGAAGGAGATCGCAGTCCTGTGACCAGCCATGATGGCCTTGCGGTCGGCCTCACCACCGGAGCCAGTACCGTCCCACAGCTCGTCCGCGTTACCAGTCGGCAACTGATTGCTCACGTAGACCGTGAAGCGATCAATCATACCAATCCGGCCATTACGCAGGATTGAACTGGAATCGCCCATGAAATCGGCTTGCGCCAGATTTGACTCCATCAGGAGTTGACGAGTTGCTGGATCGATAACTAACCAGCGGCCTGACTCAGGAACATTCTGCTCATCGAGAACAGCCGCCAGAGCGGTGATCTTGTTGAGGATGTTGCTGGTTGTCAGCGCGATTGGTGCTGCGTCGGTACCCAGATCGAACGCACCGGAGATGACGCCACCTGTAGCTGTGCCGCCGTTGCCGGTAGCGTAGCCGTCGAAGGTGCCGTTCAGCACGTCCGAGTCGATGGCGACTTTCATCTGCTCACCAGCGTCGTCGGTGAAGACAGACATCAGTTCCGGCTTGGACTGGTAGGCCAGTACGTCCGCAACTTGGAAAGCGAATGACTTCGCCTTGTCGATGGGCATCTCGATGGTGTCCGGGGTCGGAGCTTCATACGTCAGGCCAGAGCCAGAGGTATAGTCCGAGATGGACAGAGACGGGATGTTGTTGATGATAATCTTATCACCCAAATCCTTGATCTCGCCTTCCCAGTCGGTGTTTGCTATGGCACCGAAGACTGTAGCGGCGTAGAACTTCGCATTCATGCGCGAAGACCACAAGGTGGGGATAAACGTACCCGAATAACTCGGGGTGGTGTTAAATGGTGCGGCTACCGGTTGGACCGGTGCTGGCGTAATCGTAGACATTTGTCTTGATCCTCAGTTAGGCCGCACGGGTACTTCAAGTTTAGGGGACTACACGTCCCTCCGCTTGTGCGGCGTCAATTTCACTAAACACTGCCGCTTGCTCAGCATCAGTCATCTTCCGAAGTCTCCGGGGGTCCAGTGCAATCTCGACATCTCTACCTGTCCAAATGCGTTTCGCTGGGTCCACCACTTGTTCTACGGAAGCCGGTGCTGCTGACCTCGACGGTGTTATCTGGCTTGCAAGCTCGTCGGCGGGACTTGGAGCAGGTGTCTCATCAGTAGGCGGTGGCGGTGGAGCTGAAAGTGCCATATAAGCCTTAAAAATAGACGCTGTCCTTTTAACATCCATCTGTGTAATAGCGTTCCTGAGGTAAGTCTGACGGGTCAACCCAGACAGCGGGTCAATCGTAGTTAGCCAGTCCAACCACCCTCGCTGAGTGTCAACTTCCCGCCATGTGGGAACTGCTTCCGTCAGGCGATCATTAAACAACTCAGCCGAGGTTCTCTCGGTTCGAGACCCTAGCGATTCAAGTTGCGTCTTTAGGTTGGTGTTTTCAGTTTCCAAACGATCCAACGTAGGTTGCACTTTCGCAAGAGCCTCTGCTACTACACGTCGATTGAGGTCAATTAAATCCGAACCGAACGCTTCTTCGTCTTTTTCTGTGATACTCGACGGGGCAGGAGTTGCAGGAGGTGCAGGAGTTTTAAGCTGTTCCGTTAATGCCTCAACCTGATCTGAAAGAGTTTGCATCTGAGTCTGTAGGTCACCATTGAGCTGGTGCAGTCTCGGAACTTCGATATCGTACTTGCCCTGTAGGGTGTCGTACTTCCCTTTCCAGTCTGGTTCCGGGTCTGGAGCTGGAGGCTCTGGGTCCGGTGCAGGTGGGTCGGGTTCTACCGCTGCTACCACTGGTGGGTCGGGTTCTACCGGCTCCACTGGCGGGTTCACTTCTTCTTCAATCAGCCTTGCGATCTCATCGGCTTCATCTTGTAACTGCTGTGCCTGTCTGGGCAATACTGCTGCTTCCATCTTTCTCTCCTTTGCGCCAACTTGGGACTAGCCCTATGGTCTGCTTGTGAAATTGCCAACGCCAGCCTAACTGGTCTGCTGGTTATTCTGTGGTTGATTTCCGATCTCTTATCTTCGGCGCTTTGCGTATCAAATCTAAGAGTTCTTCCATCTGAATCGCTCGGCCTTGGAGTTGCTTATACATCTTCCCGTCGGCTCTGCGTAGACGTTGATCTATTTGTAACAGTTCTTCTGAGAAAAAGCCACACAAATGAGTAAACTCTTGTGAGTTTAATCTAGTGAGCTGCCTGACTACCACTTCATTGGGCTTCGTAAACATTATCTTCTCCTTCTGCGGATGGTGTTAATTATCATCACAAGTTCTTCGTCAGTTGGGTTCTTTATCCCCCATGCCTGCAACAGATGATTAACCGTTAACCCGGCTGCGTCGAGGATGAACTGATCGACGGTGGCGTCTGCTTCGCCAATTAAAAATGTCACCCCTGCTGCAAGGTGGTCTTCGAGAACAAAGTCAGGGGAGCGGCTATAACCCCGGCCCTCTAGGTCCGCGAATTCGGTAGCCTGCGTACCGATATTGAAGCTACATATTGCGTCAGCAACTGCTTGCTCCTGTGAGCTACACATGATGAAGCCATAGCTACCCTTGCATACAGGCGCAATAGCATCAGCAACCGGGTGGAATCTGGAGGTGACAAACAGGTGGGCCGCTTCGACATCATTGACCAAGGCAACGATATTGCGAATACCCACAAACGGGATATGACCACGTTTAGGGGGACCGAGGTCAGGGGGGACCGCGCCATCACAGAACAAACCATCCCAGACCTGCCCATTCGCAACCGACAGTGATGCGTGATCGCAGAAGATACCATCAGTGGCGTGGGGAACTGCCGACATTACTGCCTCGTCTGGACAGTCTGCCGGTTCGGGCTTACTCCAGTAGTGTTCGCATCAATATCGATATCCCCAACTTCCACACTTCCATCCTCATGCGTGGTCAGCGGATTCTCAGGATCATTGCCTCGACGTTGCCATGTCTCCATAGAATAGACTTCACGGGTGACGGTGGCCCCGGTGGTCGCATCAACAAACTTACCAGCGGTACGAGCTACCATAGCGCCGTTGGTGCAGCTGGCATCAAACGTAAGGCTACCACGATTAACCTCGACAGTGACTTCATCATCAGCGTGGGTGCAGCCCTTGATGGTCATGCCGCCGTTGTTGTCGCGTATACTGAGCAACACCCGCGCTCCGCCATCGCTCATAGTAATAGTTGGTCTTCCAAGCCCCGCTATGCCAGACCCGTTGTTGGTCATAAACACAGACCCGCCGGGGACACAGAACATATCGCCAGCCATCGCACACTTCTCGAAGTTACCATTGAGAAACATTCCGGGGAGTAGCACTGATTCTTGGACGATTATCGGGTTGGTGTAGTTACCTGTGATTTTAACCCGGTGGAATTCCGAGCCTTTCATATCGAAACCAGCTAAGTCAACAGATGGCACACCAATACCGCGAACAATGAAATTCTTCAGTGGGCGATCAAGGGTAATATCATCCAGTACCACCAAGGAAGTAATACCATTAGCCTCTCCGTAGTCAATGGCATCAGTGAGGTTGTTGTATGGTGATTGCTGGTAACCGTTGCCGTTCGCGACCAGTGACGTATCAAGCCATATTTCTCGTTCAACACCGCCATGAATTTCACTGATGTTCAGGGAGTCACCAGAGACCGTAAGAGCCTGTGCTGACTGCTCAGCAAGGATTTGCACAGTTCGACCGGGGTTCGCTATCCACACGGGCTTGGTGACATCCTCAGGGACAAGGTTGCCATCTATGGTCAACTCGTAATCTTCGTCGTATGTGCGGAAGCGCCACCCACTACCGTTGTCAAAAAATATGTAGGGGCCGATCTGCTGTGTCGGGCTTTTTAGATCGCCGAAGGTGCGGAACGGAAACTTCTGTCCTTGCAGGGCAGGTGTGGAGAACCAGTCTTCTTTCAGGTCCGAGTAAATATCTACCTGCGCGTCAAGGCGGGAAAGCCCGTCAACTGGAACCTTAGTTACATCGAAGATTCTCAGGTCGGGATCGATGGTTATGAATGCGGACACTATACATCACCGAGAAAAGGCACCACTCTCATCATAGTCAAATTCCACTCGTGCCAAACACTGGAGTGGCGGATGTAGACATTGAGTTCATCATCAATGTCCCAGATACGGGCGAACTGCAAATACCCACCCAAATCATCAACGGTTATTTTCTTGTCTTTTGGCACTTTGATTCTCTCCTTTTTTGTGTTGACAGCATAGTGTGGCTTCTGCTCTAGCCAGAACTCAATGAACCCCGGAGATTTCTCTGGCCCTACCAGCTTACGTTCCCCTTTTTGGAACAGGGTCTGTAGCCGGTAGCACCAGTAACGGACATGACGGTGCCTGCGCCGTTTTTCCATATCATCTCGCTGGGTACCACGTAGGTGGTCCAGCTTGGGGTACTTCTCCCACTCATTGATTTTTTTACGTGGCATTTTATGGGTTCAGATATACACGCTCAGTCGCGGCGTTCACAGGGAAGTTAAGCCCGGTGGTTCGCGTAATAGTGAACAGGCCATCGATCCATTGCGCCCCGTCGACTGCCATCGCCATCAAGGCAACAGGAGCGGGTTCACCCTGCGTCCGTCCACCCTGCACGTTGTTGTCGTAGTCAAAGTCAAATGGGATGTTAGTGGCAGTGATCTCGCCAGTGATGTCCGTGACACTGTTGTCATCCACGATGACAGCGTCTGGGCTGTCGTAGGGGTCGGTGACGGTGGTTACTGAATCGCCAAGGGCGTCATTGACCAGTGTCTCACCATTGACCTTGCGGATCGTCATACTGCCAGCGGCGACTGCACTGACTTGATACACACCGTTGTTCACGGTATTAGTCAGGAAGCCTGACAGTTGCGTGTACTCATCGTTCACGAAGAACGTAGTCAGATCAAGCGTCGGGCTGTTAAAAGTCGCTGTGTCACCTGACGCGCCAGTAATGGTGAAGTCGACTTGGGAGTCGGTTTTGGTGTACTGGAAGAACATCTTGTAGATCGTGGTGTTGTCCACCTCAGCGTCCAGATTGGCCGAGAAGATCATGGTGCCAGCTGCAACGAATGGGAATGTTCGAACCGTGGTAGTAACAGGAACAAAGTCCTGATCCAGCCCACCGCCGTCTACAGTAATATCCTGTAGCTCAAGGTTGTTGGTGTCGTTGGCATCGAAGTCCCTGATCAGCACGCCGCCGCGAGTCCTGAGAGTCTCACCAACGTAGTCGAACAGGTCCATGGCTATTAAGCCATCCATAGCACCAAAGCCGTTCTGGTTTGGCGAACCAACGAGATCATCGTTGATACTGCCAGCTTGACGGAGCTGGCGCTCACCCCACTCATAGAACTCTTGGATGGTGGCGGTGCCGGAAGACAGGTCAATGATCCGGTTAAACGCATAGTAGTTGACACCGATCTGCTCCTCACCAGCATAGGCTTCCCATACTGACGTGCCGCCGAAGGATGCGTATGCACCAGCGGGGACGGAAACCGTTCCACCTGTTGTGCAGTAAGCCCATCGTGCAGGGGAATCACCATCCAGAACCACATCGCCGATGGCGTAGGTGGTAGCCGCCGCCGTGGTGAAAGTCAACGCAGTCTGCGGAGTATCCAAATAGGTCAACTGCATGTTGGTGTAGGGAGTGATGGTGTCGATGTTGGTATCGTTCTCAATGACGTGCGCGTCGGGTGAGTTCGAGAGCGGAATACGATAAGCCTGATACGTGATGCTTGACAGACCCTGATCGACGATCAAGTCGCCATACCCGTGGGTCTTGCCCTGCTCCCGTAGGAACAGTTTCAGGAAGTCTCGGTAGTCGTTCGTGCCGTCGAAAATCTGGATGGGTTCATTGATCTCACCCGATTTATCGAACACCAGCGCAGAGCCGTTGAAACGTAATGTTGAATCGTTGTAGTAGTAACCTTGGTCGGCCACGTTATCGAAGTCCTGCAAGGATATGATGCCCGCATACTCGTCGTTGAGTAGCACAATCCTGAAACCGGAGTCTCTGATCAGGTCGATGGTCTGTTGGTTGAGAGGTTGCCAGTCGTTGATCCAGTCAAACTTGGCTTCGAAGATGGGGTCAAAGGGGAACCGGCTCGATTGCAGCCCGGATGTCGCCAACCATTCTTCTTTGGTGAATGAGTACACGGCCTGATGGGTTACGCCGGAAGTCTTACCGGGGTTAGCATCATCGAGGTTACCCGAAACATTCAGGGCGATGGTCTTACCCGATGTCGCGAAGTCAACTTCGTCGCCTTGATTTAGCTGATCGGGGTCTACTATCTTAGTCATAACTAAAAGTCTCTATGGGTTAAAATAAACAGTGTCATTTGCTTGCACCGCTGGGAACCCCTCGTCGGAATTTCCCAAGGTTACATCGGTCACAGTATTTTTGCGAGTATTATCGCCGCTCAGTACCTGAACATAAACATCAACATCGCCAGAGTAAACATAGGCATACGTTGCTGTCCCTGCTGATTCCAGTAAATTTTGAAGCTCCGCTCCATCAGACACCCGAATCCAGATAACTCGATCATTGGTGCGGAGATTAAAAACTGTGTGCTCAACATTTGACGGCGGAGTCCATGTATCTCCGTTGTCGTCAGTATAGTAATCCACAGCGCCAGCACCGGGGTGGACCAAAATAATCCCCTTGCCGTAGCTGCGTTCAGTAAAGAAGCTGACACCTGTAGCGTACAGAGGTTGTGTTTGCTGATCCCGGCACCACTCCCAGACAATCTCTCCCGCAGGACCAAGAGTAGTCTCAGTCATAATAGCCGCCGTCAGATCGTATCCCACTTGGAGTCCAAGAGTTAGGATATCAATCCAGATAGAGAAAGGTTGGCCAGTGTCGTCTGTGTATGTGCCGCTGAATGTTCCTGCTGTGCCGCCAGTACGAGAGAAGTCATCTCCGTTGGCTATAGCTGTTCCGTTCCGGTCAGACAGGTGGATTTCACCTGCTGTGGAGTTGCCACTCATGCTGGCTGTGATCGTACCTACCGCCCCGGAATCAAAGGTGAGGATCATACCCTCCTCTAGCGTTCCTGCTCCTCCGGTGAAGGCAAACAACTCAGAGGGGTTCGCGTCTTCATTCCAAGTTATGGTTGAGCCAGCGGTAATCGCAGTGGCCTGATCAGTTTCAGCTATGTCTGGATCAGGAGAAAGGACTACAACTCCATTAAAAAGCTCATCGGAAGGTTGTGCCGCAACGAAGGGCAAGTACAACCACTTCCCAACTTGCAAGGCATGACCACCGTAAGTGTTGGTCACACTGTCGGTTAGATGCTCCCTGAAAATGAAGGCGTTTTGCGCAAAGCCGTTCACATCAGTTACCAGCTCAAGAACTAGGTCATCTGTTTGAGTGTTCTCATATATATTAACCACGGCATCTTGCAACAAGGTGCCATCTGATTCTTGTACAGTCACAGTTACCGAGCGGCGGTCGTTGACTGCGTTGGCTGTTCCTGTGATCCAGTTAAGGTCAGTGTAAACAGTTACATCCCAGATTGGATTAACCATTTCCCATATCTTATTAGAGCGTACGGTCAGAATTAATGCGACACCAACGAACTGAACCCCGGTCATAACAATTGTTTCAGCAACCGTGTCTGCTCGGGAATCTAGGCTTTCAATGTTTGATATAACCAGCCCGTTGCAAGCGACCCCGTCATCCACCCGCACTATTTCGGTTGCGGTCCCTTTTCCGGCAATAGAGCTGTCGTCAATATCTGCGTCATACAGGGTTAACTCCTCAGTAGTAGTTAACCACTTCACCCGTTTGAACACTGCAATTGCGCCGACCTGAATATCGTGCGACATAGGGACTAACTGAGACCATATCAGCGTGTCCAATATTAAAAAATGCCCATCTGCATCTACTTGGACGGAAGGCTCCCCAGCGGAATTATTGTACGAGATTAATTCGATGCCTGAGATGGGCGATCCTGCGGCGATATACCCGGCGTAAAAAAAGCCATCTGCCTCAACCAACATGTTGAGACTCGCGCCACGGTCTGCAAGCTCCATTGCCTGACCATTAAAAGCGGCCAGTATCCCGGTGGCGTTAATGGTAAGTATGCGGCCAAACTCCCATAAGCCGGTTCTGGTGCTCAGAGCAATGCCGCCACCGGCCCCGCCATCCTCAATGTCTGCCAATTCGTAGGCAACCCAAATGGAGTCGGCAGTGATGACTGGGTTAGTGACCCAATCCTCGTTGACCGTCAGAATACGGGTGGTGCCTGTGCCAGCAGCATCGGCGGTAACAACCCTGATTTGTTCATCGACAGTATCCTGATTAACAATGATCAGGCGATTAAGGTAAGAATCCCCGGAGCCGCTACTGCCATCACCAATCTGACCACCACCAATAACGCTGAGGAGGTCAGATACAATGACCGTGTTGTTACCTGACTGTTGTGTCTGGTCCGGTAGAACCTCGGTCATAGCGGGAGATGTTATCTGCGTTCCCGCACCTGCTGAGTAGGTTATGCCCATTAGTCATGGAACCCTTCGAGGCCGACAATGCGATTCTCAAGGACATCGTCATCTCGGTCGCTCTCAGCCTCCCGGCGTTCCTCCAACTCAATCAGGTCTTCTTTGACTGCCAGCAGGGCGGCTGTGTGTTGGTCCACGGCTGCTTGCAGTGACTGTAAGGACAGGATCACTTGAGGGTTAATGCCCGCTGGTTGAGGGACCACGGTCTGGCCAGTAGGTATCGGGACCACTACCTCTGTGGCATCACCCCATGAAGGGAGGTTGTCCACCAGCATCTCTTGCACAGTTGCGTTCGTTGCAGCACCTGTACCGGCGAGTAAGAACACAATCCATTTGATCGTACCCGCACTGGTGAGACCCATCTTTACCCAGTGGTAAAACCGGCTCATCTGCGTTGGCGCTAGGACTTCTTCTTCCATTAGAATAAGAACAGGACTCCGCCCCGGTAACCCCAGTCTTCGACGTTGTCGTCCTCATCAGGCACAATATTGAAATTGATCATCACGTCATTATCCGCGCCGACTACCTTACCCAGACCGAGACAGAGAGAACTCTTGCCTTTATACATAGCTCCGCTGATCGCACCTTGGTACCGTCTGGTACCCATGTAGTACGAGTTTCCGCAGGCCATCGCTTTGGAGGTGGCTTCTTCCAGATCGCTCTGGCTAACCCCGGTCGACGTGTTCGATATCTCGGTAATCGAAACCTCGGTTGTGTTGGTGGTGTTGGTAGAACTACCGGAGCTGTGGTCGTGGTGTGGGTTGGTCGCGCTGGCCCGTTCAATTAGGAACCCGCTCAGGAGAATCAGAACGCACACAATTGCTATTTTAGTCATCATTTTTTTGCCCTCGCTGCCTTACGGGCTTTCAACTGCCCAATTACTTTCTTGCGCTTGGCGGGGGTCAACCCGTGCACAAGTGCCTTAACTCGTTTACGACTGTCGACGGCGTGGTCTTTCCTTAGCTCAGCAGGGGTCTTGCGTCTGAGGTGCTTCCGCGCAACACCAGCAGCTGCTGTGCCC